GCGTTTATTAAACAAGCGATGTTGCAATTAATATCAACGTATTACGACAATAGAAGCGATTTTGTTACCGGTTCGATTTCAGAAATACCAACAACAACAAAACAAATTTTAACGTCTTATAAATCAATGTTTATATAATGAACGCCGGAAAATTAAATTCTAAAATAACAATCAAACGTTTAACAAAAACCGCCGACGAATTTGGGGGTTTTAATTCGACATTGTCGGACGTTGCAACGGTTTGGTGCCATTTAACAGAAATTAAAGGCGAAATAAACGACAAATTTGGCAAACGCGAACAAGACGTCCAGGTTGAAATAACAATGCGTAAAAATACGGCGGATTTAATTCAGTTAGGCGACATTTTCACGTTGGAAAACGAAACGCAAAAATTTAGAATTAACAACAAATTCGAATTTGATTTGGATTTTTACACAAAACTATTGGCGACAAAATCGGAATAAATGAACGTAAACATTAAAATAAACCAAAACGATTTGTTGAAACTTAAAAATAAGTTAGACAAAATGCGTGTGTTCGAATCCAAAACATTGTCTAATGAGTTGGGAAAAACCGGTTTAGAAATAGTACGTTTGGCAAAACGTGAAGTTCCGGCGCCAACCGGAACATTAAGAAATTCAATAAGCACACAAAAAAGTGGAAAATCCGTCAATGTTGTAGCGACTGCAAATTACGCGCCTTATGTTGAATTTGGAACCGGTGGTTCTGTTGATTTAACCGATATGACGGAATTAGGCATTCCGGAAAGTTATGCGGCACAATTTAAAGGCAAAGGCATTCGAGAGGTTAATTTGCCGGCGCGTCCGTTCTTTTTTAGTTCGGCGCGTATAGGATTTAAAAATTTATTAAATCGTCTAAATGGCGAAATACAAAAAGCAATTAAATAATGTTAGAAGCTATTCACTTTGTACGCAAGGCAATCATTGCAAAATTAAACGGCAACGTTACAATTGACGGATCGAACGTTCCGATTTATGGACGCGTTCCAACAAATGCAACATATCCATTTGTCCGCGTTTATTCAGTTTCAAATGACGAAACGGACCAAAACCAAAGTTCGTTTAATATAGAAACAATCACACGAATTGAATGCGTGACACGTTTTGCAAGTGACGACGGCGGCGAATTAGATTGCAATTTAATGGTTTCACAATGTTTAGAACAATTGCGCACACGTTCAGCAAATTATATTGATTTGACCGCAAATGGTTTTAATGTTTATACAAGTGTAAACGAGGGCGTCAAATATTTAGAAGACGATTTGAAAGACTTTACATATTATCGCGCCATTATTGAATTGTCAAATAAAATTGAACAAATCGACGCGGTGGGCGGTTTACAAAGCGAATTGCAAAACGAACTACAATCTTAAAAAAAATAACCAATGGCAAAAATAACCTATTCAAATAAAACAGACAATCAAACATCAGCATTGCCGGCCGTCAATAAAGTGACCGCCGCCGATTTAAACGAAATAAAAACGTCCGTAAACGACATTTACGACACGTTGGGCGGTTTTGCGTTTTATGAAGACGCAACAACGGCAACAACGCCAATAAATATTTCAGCGGACACCTGGACGGATTTAACAAACGACAAAGCCGGAACCGGAACAATTTCAAATTTGCCGTCATATATTAGCGGCGATTTGTGGGATTCAGCAGCAAACAAAATTGACACGTCAAAAGTTGGCGCAAATAAAGTTTTGTTAATTAGAAACGATTTTGACGTAACGGCCGGCGCTGCAAATACGCGTTTAGACGCACGTTTATATTTTCCGGACACCGGCAAATCAATTGAGTTTTCACATGATAACATTGCTAACAATGGCGATCAAGTTCGTTATTCAAGAACAACGCAAATATTTACAAGAACAAGCGAATTAACAAGCGGCTGCAAAATTCAAGTTAAAGTCGATAAAAGCGGCGCAACGGCTATTGTTGAAGACTTTGTTATAACCGTTTTAAGTTTTTAAAAAATGAATGATTTGAAATTATATATATTAAACACGTTTTCGTTTTTGGTTTCGTTTACTGCAATTGACGAAGTTTTAAAAATATTACTTTTAGCGGTTTCAATAGGTTACACCGCGCAACGTTGGTATTATTTGAATAAGAATAAAGACAATGACAAAAATTGATGAAAACACACAATTTAAAATTAATATAAAAACAATTGTTGCAATTTGTTTTGGTATTTTATCAATTGCCGGCGTTTATTTCACTTTAATAGCTAAAATTCAGCAAATGAATATTAATTTAATGCGAATGTCTACCGAATTAGAAATGAATTCAGAATTTCGTATTAAATGGCCACGTGGCGAAATGGGCGCATTGCCGGACGACGCCGAACAAAATTTACGTTTGATTTATATTGAAAAATACCAGGAAAAAACAATGGTTGATTTAGATAATTTAAAATTAAAGGTTAAAGAATTAGAGGGTTGTATTAACGAAAATTAAAAAATATGACTAAAAATTTTAAAATAAACGAATTTGAATGTAATTGTGGCAATTGTAAAATTAGCGCCGACGTTAAAAATAATTTAATTAAGTTGGCGGATCAATTACAAATTTTGCGTGACAAAGTACAAAAACCAATAAAAATAAATTCAGCGTATAGATGCGCCAATTATAACGATAATGTTGTAAAGGGCGCCAAACATTCGCAACATAAATTGGGAAAAGCTGCGGACATTGTAATTGACGGAATGACGCCAAACGACGTTCACGAATTAGTTTGCGAAATGGTTGAATTGGGCCAAATAAATTTTGGCGGAATTGGAAAATACAATACATTCACACATTTAGACATTCGCGATTATAAGGCGCGTTGGGATTATACCAAAAAATAATATTATGCCAAAGAAAAAATTTAAGGACACGAAAGTTGGGCAATTTTTATTGAAAAAAATTCCTGGATTTGTTGGCGACGTATTGCCGGACAAAGGCGTTTTGGGCGTTGTTAAAAATCTAATTGACAACGAACCGGAATTAACGCCGGAACAAAAAAAGGAATTACACGACGAATTGATTGAATTTTACAAATTAGAAGTTGCGGACCGCGATTCAGCGCGTAAACGTGAAGTTGAAAAGGCTAAAACCGGCGGTTTTGATTTAATGTTTAATTTAACCGGAATTATTGGATTGGCTGCATTTGCTTTTATTATTTACGCCATTGTTTATTTGCAAATTCCGGAATCAAACAAAGAAGTTTGGATTCATTTAATTGGAATTTGTGAGGGTATTGTTTTATCAATATTTGGTTATTTTTACGGTTCAGCCGTTCGCAAAAACAAATAATTATGGCGCGCAATAAAACGATTATAACGACATTTGAGAAAGTAAAAAAGAAACGCAAAGGCGTACATTCAAAAAGCAAAAGTTCGTCAATTAAAACGTCTAAAAACTACAAAAAAAAATATCGAGGTCAAGGCCGTTAAATATCTTTTTTAAATTTTGTATTTTTGCTAAAAACAAATTTATATGTCATTAGCAGACGACGCAAAATTATTGTTAATTCCAACCGGATATAAAACATCAAAAGTTTATTCAGTATTTCCAACAGACGGCGACGGCGATTTCGATTATACACGAAGCGGCGACGCGTCAAGGGTTAATCCTGGAGGCTTAATTGAAACGGTAGGAACAAATATTCCACGAATAGATCATTTCGGCGGTGGTTGTCCAACATTACTTTTAGAACCACAACGAACAAATTTACAAGTTAGAAGTGAAGAATTTGATAATTCTGTATGGACAAAATCAAGGGCAACAATAACCGGTAATAATGCGATTTCTCCAAATGGGGAATTGAACGCAGACAAATTAACCGGAACCGGAACCGGAACTTCTTATGTTTATGACGGAATAACTTTAACTAATGGCGTTAAATATACAATATCAATTTTTGTAAAACCTATTATTAGTATTTCGTCTTTTGCTATTAACGTTTTTGGTGGTGTTGGAACAGCTTATTTTAATTTGGTAGATAAAACTGTATATTCACCAACGGGCGATTTTACAAGTGCTAAAATAGAAGATTACGGAAATGGGTGGTTGAGATGTAGCGGAACATTAACTTTGTCATCAGCAACAGGCACTAAAAATATTGGTTATGGTTTAATAGACTATGGCGGCGATCAATTCTATTTATGGGGTGCACAAATAGAAGATGCAAGTTACAGTTCAACCTATATTAAAACCACAAGCGGACAAATCACACGACAAAAAGATAATTGCCACTTATTAAACCAAACGTTATTTACAGATTATCCTTTTACAGTTTATGCAAAGGCAAAAGTAGATAATTTCTCAAAT